ACCGTTGCGGACGTTGACCGACAGCGACTTCGCGTAGTTCGTCGCGTCTCCGCCGCCGCCCGCATCGAGCGCCGCACCCGTCCAGCGGATAGGCTTCACGTAGGAGTAGAACCCTACGATGGCGCGGTTGAACTTTTCGGCATCTCCGGTCGGCAGGTTGCCGCCATCGGCGTACCACATATGCACGCCGTTCGGTGCCATATGCACGGGGATTTCAAGGCCACGGTTAGAAATCATCGTGCCATCGCCCTCGAACACATCGTTCCAGAGCACGGCGGCGGTATTGAACTGCTTTTCAATTCTGGGGTTGAAGACGTTTTTGAAGATTGGGTCTGCTGCTGAAAGGTCGAATGCCATTTGGCACCCCTACGGGTGCCGCTGCTTACTTACGGGCCACGGCTGCGTTTACTTCACCTGTGGAAATGTTCCCCCAAATTGGGTCTTCCTGTCTATCGGATGCCACAGGAGTTCCACCAGCAGGTTCGGCAGCGGGGATGATTTGCTTCGTCCCGTTTTTCTCAATGTCTTCGCGCTTGGTGCGCTCTGAATTCGCAGCGGCTTTGGTTTCAGCAGACGCCTTTTTCATCGCTTCGGCGTAGTATTTCGGCACGTCCACGTAGACGCCTTTAGCCACGCGGCTGCGCGCGGCCTCGTCCTTCCAGATGAGTTCCTGAGCTTTCAAGCGAATATAATCTTTGTCTTTCTCAGACGTTCCTTCTGGAAGTTTGTCGGCCAGCCGGTCAAGGGAGCTGTTGAATCCCGTGGTGATTTTTTCTTGGGCCTTCGACTGGTCTTCCATTTGGAAACGCTGCATGAGGCTATTGAGGGTTTGCTTGATGCTCGCTAGCTCGGAATCGTTCTGCGAAGGTGCCGAACCGGGAGTCCTGCTCGTACTCCCCGGCTGCGCTGTGCCGTTTTTCACTTCTTCGGGCAACTGATACCACCAACGGTTGGAGAATCGCTCCAACAATTCAGCGTGCAATTTAGGGTCTGTCCTCTGGATTTGGTCCATGAACAAGTCTGGGTTCGTGCGAAGTATCTGGTCGAGATTCGCAAGCGATTGCTTCGCCTCGATGTATTCCTTGGCGTTCTGAGGCGTGATACCCAGTTCACTAAACTGCCGCAGTGATTCAGCGTCCGCTTCGGTGAATTGAGGAATTTCTACTTTCGCAGGTTCGGCAGGGGAAGTTGCTGGTGCCGTTGCTGCGGGAGTGGCTTCTGGCGTGGCCTGCGATTCAGCGGGCTTCGCAGGTGTTGCAGGAGCCAATTCCTCCCAACTTACGTTTGCAGGTGATGCCATACGAAAGGAATGTAAGCGCTATCTTCTGGCGTGTCAAGCGCGATTATGGATTTCTGCGGCGTTGCTGCGCGGAGTGGGACTGTCCTTGCTTTCCGACATGGTGCTGGTTTCCTCCCGAGGGTTGCGACTGGTGAGGCTTCGCAGCTTGACCTTTAACTCCCCGGTCGTGTCGGAACTGCGGATTGTTGTTCGGATTCTCCGCGCCCTGCTGCGGTTGGCCGTTCTGCTGTTGAGTTCCCGGCCCGACTTCCTGGGCGTGTCCCTGCATCGCCGATTCCATCGCCATTGAGTTCGACTGGTTCCCGACGTGCAATAGCGCGTGGTCGTAAATCGTAGCCTGCGTCTGCGGCGGGAGCGTGGCCCATTCATCGGAATTCATGTACTTCTGCAACACTCCGAGATGCACCATGTCGTTGTCACGGATGAGTTGCGGCTGAATCTGCTGGCCCGATTGTTTCATCGACTCGATTTCTTTCCACTGGCTCTTGACCTGCGGCGCAGTCTCATCGAGTTCTTCGGGCAACTGGTAGAGTTCGAGAACTTTGTTCTTCACCACCTGCGGCAACTGCGGATTGAAAGCCCCGATGGCGATGGCCTGATTGAACGATTGCTGCTGGAGCGGGTCAAGCGGAATGATGCGGGCCTTCACGCGCACGCTGTCCATCTTAATCATCTCGCCGCGCAGTTTCTTGAATTGCCACTGCCTGTCCATGCCCATCGTGACTTGCACGCGCTCGTCCACCCAGTTCTCCGAATCAATCTTGAGCATCTGCATGGCCCAGGTTTCGTTCGCTTCCTTGTACATGAGTTGCAGCGGGCCAAGCGTCTGCTGGTTCTGGGTAATGGCCTGTTGCTGGCCGCCCATCGTATTGATTCCTTCTTCGTGCATCCCGATAGAGGAAGGCGAAACGCCGGAGTGGAACTGCATATTCTGCTTGATTGTCTCGCGCTGACGCCATACGTCGGTAGAAAGTTGCCCTCCCGGAAACCACTTTGCCGCCTGGTCGATTGGTTTCCCTCCAAGATTCTTGAGGACAATCATAATTCCGGCATCGTTTAGCGTGAGATTTGAGTCCATGCGCTGCTTGTCGTACATCATTACCGGCATGGAGTTGAAGTCGATATGCCGCAGAATCATGCGGTCGATTTCATCGAGCTTCAGTTGCTCGGGCACAAGGTCGTCGTCTCCATCGGCCCAGAATCTTCCCGGCACGTGGATGTGTTTGAACTGCACCCAGTGGTCATCGAGGGATTCTGAGCGGCTCGTTAGTAAGCAATCGTCGGCAATCTCCGCATACATCCCCTCCGTGAATTCCGCTTTTAGTTCCTTGTCGAACGCATACTGGGCCTGACGTAGCCAGCCCTGAATCAGCGGAACTTTTGCGGGCGCTACGGCGCGTTCGTACCAGGCGGCGTATTGTGTAGGGTCGCTGGGTAGGTCGGGAATTGCTTGCTGGTACATGATCCCGATGTCCTCAGATGCTTCAACAGTGTCTCCTGGCATTTTATCTGCGCCAAAGTCGGCTTTGGGGTATTGAGCTGCCAGTGCCACCTTATCAACCATTCGGACTCGGAGCAGCCCCGGCGCGTGCCACAAGTCCTTAGCCGACGAGCGGACGTAGACTTCGAACGGGCCGACAACTTCCGACATCTCTTGGCCGCGCGGGAACCTGGTTTGCCCTTTGACTTGCGGGAGCATTCCTTTCTGCGCGGGGATGTTGAGCGGCTGCTGGTCGGGGTTTTCCTGCGGGCCGCAGTTCGGGCAGACATGATTCTCTCCTTGCCCGGACGCACCGCAAACCGGGCAATACCACTGGGCCTGCTCTAGGTCTACTTCGACATCCTCGTAAACAGGGACGGTGACGAATCCGTATCGCGGGTCAGTAGCGTAGTAACTGTACCGAAACGAGTTCCCGAATATCCGAAGATTGATAGCTTCACAAGCTCGCATCCCGTCGTATCCGACGTTTTCCTTATTGATTTCAAGCGCTGCGCGTGCCGCCTCAGCAACCGCTTGAGACTCGGGGTCAGGAGAGCTTGGCTGCGAAATGAATTCCGGCGCGGTCTGCACATAGAGGGCGGCTCCGTAACGAATGTAGCTGCGGTAATCATTTGAGGGGAACGCATACTCGCTGGCGTTCTGGAGAAGCGCGTTGATGTCGATGTCGGAGACAATGTTGAGATCGTGGTAGCCCATAAAAAGAAGGATGTTGCGGAACCACTTGCGGTGGAACTGAAGTTTCTCGTACTGAAGTTCGTAGTAGTGGCGCTTCATCAGCCATTTGATTCTTTCTTGCTTGGATAGCTCAACTGGATACTCGGGCAGGACAGGCCGGGGTTTGCTGGTGGCAACGTCGCGCGTGGGCTTCTTCGCGCCCTTGAACATATCGCGGAGATTCGATGCGACGCCGGAGATGAGTCCTTCAGCCATTACCTGATTTCAATATCGCTTTGCGGCACCCGAAAATGCACCGCGCCTGCTTGCGCGAGGAGTTGCGCTTTGGACTTCACTTCCTTCGTCACCGTTGATGGCTCTGCATTAGTAGAAGTTTCTTCAGTCAACGGCTCATAGCCTGCCTTGCTCATCAGCCGGTCAAGCAGAGCCGTTACCGTCTTTTGGTGCTGCCACTCGCGCGTTAGTAGCGTCGCGCATAGCACGAGCAATAGGAGCCATGTTTGCAAGGATTTCCTCCCGCGTGAATTCTTCCCACTGGTCCTGCTGGCCGAACTTTCCGGGTGCTTCGAGTGGAATTTCTGGTTTAGGCATGGTGAGCCTTGCACTGCTTGCGCCCACGGTCGAACTCGGTCAGTTCTTCCCGAGGCACAACCTGTCCGCACTTCTCGCAGCGCCCCATCTGCCAGCTATAGAATTCGCGCAGCGGAATCTTCGGTACGTTGCGAAGTTCTTCCGCTTCCATTTGAATCTGTTTTACCAGCGCGTCGGTCATAACCGTCTATCCACTCCCGGACTTTCTGCGTGACTTCATCGCTAAGTTCGTCCCTGCGTATTACTTCTCCGCATCGCAATCGGCGAACGACTTCATCGAAGTCAATCACTTGGCCTTCATGGAAATCTTCGCTTTGACTTTGGCCTTCACGTCCACACCTTTCTTGCCCTTCTGCTTGGCGGAGAATTTCTGCGCGTGCTGCATCAGCGGTTTCAAAATAGCGCCCATCGAGGAAAGGTTAGCCATTCTTTAACTCCGTTTGGGCGGTGCGCCAATCGACTTCATCGTCGTCGCCCCATGCCGTGCAGTTATCGCCAGCGGCTACCATCTTCTGCAAAACTCTGCAAAACCCTGTAGCTGATTCCCATTTTGGTTTCATGCTTTCAGTGATGTAGTGGTCGCAGTCGTCACCACCTGAAACGCCACCACAATTTGCCCCTCCGTAATCTTGCCCCACTTCGGGGGCGTTAATCCACACAAGGTCAAGATAATCGGGGTCGTCGTGTGCGAAGTATTTTCCTTCACTTGGCTCTCCGAAATCGTGCATTCCGCAGCATGGCCAGTACTCTATCGCTTTCCCATCTTCTTTGCCACGTGTGAATTTCTTGATGAGCACTTCCGGGCCGATGCGTTTGCAGGTTAGGGTCTTCGGATTCATGGTCATACAGTTGTAGCAGGAAGAGGGCTGGTCATGCATGGACTCGGCGGTGACGAATAGAACTTGTCCGGGCTGAAGGATTGGGACGCCGTGAAAATCTGGCTGCGAGAAAACGCGGCGCATAGCGTTGATTTTAGGAACTTGCGCTTCGCTGTATAAGGGGAATCCGCCACGCTCGACTTCGAGGTCTCGGCTCATCTTCGCGGCAACGATAACATACGATTGCGCGTGCGGAAAGGAGAACGTACAAAGGGACTCTGTTTCTGCTTTTCTTCGTCCTGCTTGTGAATCGCGGCGCGGTGCCAGTAAAGTCTGGAATGCGGGGTCAGTTCCTTCGACTCGTAATTCTTCGGGAGCAAAAGGCGCGCCGGTTCGGGCCGGAACGTGTGGACCGCATACCTATCCGAGTCGGGTGAGTGCGAGCAGGCGTGGTCGGGTTCTTCGGTAAACTCATCCTGCCGGTTCTTCGCCCATTTGTAGGACTGATACTCGCGAATCGAGTTCACGCACTTCGAGGAAAAGTACATGCGCGGGCCGGGGTACACCGGGTCCGTTTTGCCCATCGACTTGAAGAAGTGCGGCACCTTTTCGCTCGGGTGCAGGTAGGACTGCATCTTGAAGATTCCGGGCTTCACTTCCTTGATGGCCGGGGTGCCGCCAATCTGAAATTCTCCAAGTTCCAGGGCTGCCTGCTGGTTCTCATAGTCGTAGGCGAGGCCGTCGAGCGTGCGGCCTTCCATGATGCGGTGATATTCCGCTGCGATGTCGGCCACTAGAATCCCCGCCTGATAAATTTCATCGAACTTGAAGAGAATTCCCGTCTGGGGCATGACGGCCCAGAACCCGATGGCCCAGGGGTCAACGCCGCCGATGTCGATACCCACAATCACCGGCCAATCAAGCGGAGGAGTCCAATCCGCCTCTTCCCAGACGTGCATATCAACGGAGAAATCCTTGTAAATCTGGTCGCCAAACTCGGCAAAAGACCCCTTAATGAATCGCTCGGACCAATCGGCGGGATAATTGTCGAGCATGTTCTGAATATAATCAGGCGGAAGGTTTTTGGCGTTGTCGGTCGTCGCCACCGTCAGCCCTATGTTCTTTTTCCACGATTCCTTGCGCTTGGTATTGAAAAACATGTCCCAATTCCAGTCCTGTCCGTTGGGGTTGAGCAGCAAACGCCCGAAATGAGCGAGCGGGTCGGTCTGTCGGCGCAACCGGCCAATCAACGTCAGGAAAGTTCCCTTCTGGGTTTCTTCCGACTGGTCTACCAGGAAGCTCGTCAGGTTCATCGAGCGGATATGGCCCTTTACGTCGGCGTCGGCAATGTCCAAGTGCTTGAACCATGTCACCGAGCCGTTTTTCCAGATCAGTTTACCCTTCGTTTCAACCCAATCCTCAACCCAAACGCGAGGCGCAAGGCTCAGAAACGTGCTTCTGGTAGTCGTCTCAAGGGCAGGCCGGTTCAGTCTTCCTACGAGGTGTTCTGAACGAGGTATTCGGTTCGCAAGAAGGACACTCCAGACGCATCCAGTCACGCTTTTCGATGCTCCGAACCCGCCCGATAGCGCCGCTAGCTTGGCGTCCGAGTACAGGAACGCCTTCTGGATGCTCATGTCGATGGCAGGGCAGGCTTGAATGCGGTGCAGGGCTAAGTTGAGGTCAAGTTCTCCCGGTACGACACCCTCGACAACTTCGAGCTTCTCTCCGCAGAGGGTGCAGGGAGGCATTTCAGATGTATTTCTTCGTCGGCCACGCCAGTATCCCGAGCACAATCACGAACACCAAGAACACCGATGCCTCATGGAACAAAAAAACAGCCATTGCCAGCACCGCCGCCATGAACAGCACTGCCAGAAGTCTACCCATTCAAATTCTCCCGTATCACCTCAAACACCGCCGCCGTCTTCTTGTTCTTCCGGTTCCGCCACGCCAGAGTCGTCGCGTTCTGAAGCTCCCCCCTGCACCTGTCGCACCTCAACTGCTTCCAGTTCCGCTTCTGAAATATCTCCCCGCACTCCGCCCGCCCCTGCTCCTCGTACTTCCACCCCTCACACTTTCCGACCGTACTTCGCGGTGTACTGCCGGAGCGCGTCCCGGATAAGCTCCGAGACTGGGTTCGCTTTGTCCGCGAGCGCGCAGAACTCTTTCCACTCGTCGGCTGCAACTCTGAAGCAGATGCGAATGCTGCTCTGTCCTGCCTTGATTCTTCGGAACACCCACCACCATCCTGTGAGACGGACTGAGACGAAGTGTCGCACACTTCCTTGGAATTGCAAGGAAAATCTTCGCGGTGAGGTGTATCAGTTAAGACGGCGGGCCGGATTTCGGCTGCTTCCCCTGCCGTGGGGTCTGGGCCTGGCAGAACAGCAAGTGCAGTGTTATCTGACGGCTGCCGATAAACAACACTATGTTTCTCTTCGGTGTTATCTGCCGTGTTTTCAGCAGCAGTCTTGACGCCTATAGCGAGCGTCGATCCTACCGGCAAGCCAGTCAGGGCGAGCGTGATATTCCCCGGGAGGGACTGCCCTGATGCCGATTCCTTCTTCTTTTTAAGCTCTTTCGCATCTTCACGCCAACTCTTAACTACTGAGTCTTGTAGGACTCGCATGGCTGCGACGCGCGTAGTCTCATCCTTTGCATCGGTCGAAAGTCGAGTTAATTCTCGAAGGGATTTGGAGTAGCGTCGAAGGCATTCGTTCTCAATCGTCTCCAGTCTTGCTGTGCGGGAATCGACGGTTAGTTGAGAGCGTGGAGGCACAGAGGACTAATAGCACAGAGATTCGCGGGGAATCAAGAGGGATGCAGGACAGATTGGAAAACGAATCAGGATAGGCGTAGAGCGCATTAGGAAGGCTGCTGAGGGCCTGAAAGGTCTTCGTACTGGTGTTGCATCTCCTCGAGTGCGCGAACAAAGAGGCAGTAACGGCAGGAATCGCTGTGAAACGCGACTGAATAGCCGTCCCCGATGTCGAGCGGTGAGCCGTCGAGGAAATCGGAATCGTGCAGAGCAGCTTCGGAGCGTTTCAATTCGTGAAGGTCAGCCATAACTCCACGCATCTTAAACTACTTGCAGCCGATTGCAAGCTATTTCGTGCGGACTCGCCACGCGCGCCGCTTGCGCCAGCACGCAAGCCAGTAGAGAGCTGCTGTCAGCAGCAGCATGATGCAAAGCCACGCGATGCAGACGAGCCAGCCTTCCTTCGCTGCCTCACTCAGCACTTGGTTGCTGCCTTGCATTTGCGGCCTCCAGCTCTGCTTCGTGGTTAGACCCTTCGGTTGCTAATCGGCGCAGCGCTCGTAGCTCACCGTGTGCAAGACCCAATTCGTAGATAAGAACTCCCACGAGGATTAAAAGCACCGAGGATGTCAGCAGAACGTACACTAGTGTTTCTTGGCTCATCGCGCCCCCGTCCAGTAGAGAATCGGCACCACCACGCCCAGCATCAGCAGGAGCCACAGCGCCAATCGCTCCAGATAGTCGGCTAGCCAGATCATTGGTTGTCCAGCAACTTTATGAGAATCAAAACTTTGTCGAGAAACTCGTCCGTAAGAGCGAGGCAGTGCCCCTTTAGCAAGAATCTAGGTTTGTCGCACACTCCATTTACTGGCGATATATCGAAGGGCGGGAAACGCTGCACCGTGTCACCGTAAAGTAGCGCCGTGTTCTCGGTTGCCACCGCTTCCCGCGTCGGGCAATACCAGTGGTCGGTCTGCCAGTCGCAGATTAGTTGCTTCGCACCGAGGCGAGGAGCTTCTGATTTGCATGGTATTGCCCACGTTCCAATACTTCCATCAGGGCAACAATGGGCAGTTGGGTCGCTATGACCAAGAACGCAAGTCGCAGTCGTCTGCGCTCCCACCCTGCCGCAGCACAGCAAGCAGATCGCTAGGGCAGCAGTTTTCACTTTGCACCTCCGTCTAGAATTGGAATTGGTCGCCTCGCGATGTAGCCCACAATCTCTTTCCCGGTAATGTCAACAACTTCTCCGGGCTTCAACCCTTCGCACTGGCCACCAAAAGTAACCTCCACAACCTCGATGCCTCTCAGCGCCTTAACCGCACCCATGCACTGGATTTTTTCTGGTACCGGATGGCTCTTGCAGATATCGTATCCGACTATCCCGCCACAAAAAGCAATGCCAGCGACCAGGGAAAAGTGAATCCATTGCTGCTTGCTCATCTTCCTTCCTCCGTTTCGCGCGCCCGCCGTTCTACCCACACGATGCACTTATAAAGAATTCCTCCAGCAGCACCAGTTAAAAAGAACACGTGATAAAACTTGAGATAAGATGCATAATGGGCGCATAGCATTCCCATCGGAAAGAACAGACACTCACCAACGATTGTCGCAATAAATGCTCTCACTTCCCCTCCGTTTCGCGCGCCCGCCGACGCCCTTGTCTTTGCAGAATGGTTCCGATGATTCCCGCGATACACGCAATGCCAAAGGTGCAGAGCCACGGGAGCCAGATAGGTACGTCGTGCTCGCAGGGTGTGTTCACTTCCCCTCCGTTTCGCGCGGGGCCAGCGCAGCCCGCTCCAGTTCGTGAATATGGTCGCATAAATTGCATCGGCAATCGCCCATGTGTATCCCATCGGTGCGGCCCCTCCACCAACGCGCTTCCTCCAGTCGAACCGTCTCCTCACGCACCTGTGGTGCAGCTAATGTGAAGCGGCTTGCAGCAGCACGCATTCTTGAAATGCACTCATCTAGCAATTCAGGCTGCGACTCTCCGAGCTTGCGTCCTTCACGGAAAGTATCTACCGCAACTTTTATGAGAACAGTCGCAATCCCATCCGCGTTCAGTGGACTGGCCGCGCTAAGTGCTGCGTTATGCTTGTTTATTGCGTCGAGTCCTGCGATGACCTGCGCGGGAGTTCCGAAATCTACTTCAGCTTCCTGCGCGACCCCGGCCAGCGCCTTTTCGTGAGCCACAGTGCGCCGCGCGGTCACTGGCTTTTTGGGACGGCCCCCAAGCTTTCCGTTTGCGCGCGATGCGGCGGATTTCTTATTGCTCTTGATCTTGCCGAGCGCTACCGCTGCGCGATTCTTCATTTCTTATCTCTCAGTATGCTGAGTTTCTTGAACATTCCCGGATGGGTTTGGTTTGTTTCCATTTCATACTCGGCCAGCAAGACTCCAATTTCGTCGATTACTTCTCTACGAACGGATTTCTTAATCGCTGCGACTATCCTTAAGCGAGTTTCTTGGTCAGGCTCACCTTCAACTGGAGAGCCTAGTTTTGTGAGATCGACGTGATTAGTCATTCACGTGGCCCATGCATTTCGCATTGCTTCTGGTTCGGTACGTTGCAGTTGCACTCTAAGCCTTGGGCTGCTAGTTCTGCGTCCAGTTCCGAGAAGCGATTACATGCTTCCGCCTCTTCTGCTGCGAACTGCCTCATTTCTTCCTTGATTGTCATGTCTGTTGCCTCCAGCCACCATCATAAACCTAACGGTAGGTTTGTCAAGCTCTATTTCGCCGGTTGCCATTCGCTCACGTCCGCCTCCCCTACGCTTTTTTAATCCCTATCCATATCAGCGCTGCAATAACGGCGAAAAATGAGAATCCTTCAATCAACTCAAGCAATGTTTCCGGGCGACCAGAAAGTGCCCCAAAGCTGCAAAGCAGCGCAACAAAAGGCATAGCAACCAAGTCATAGTCGTCTAGTTTTATTCGCACGTCCGCCTCCCCTTAGCCTGCCCGCCTCACCGATTCACGTTCAGCCACAGTCGCACCGTTTCCTTTGCCTTGCCGCAGAGCACGTCCTGCGAACTGAAGCGAAATAAAATAAATCCCTCAATGATTGCGCGGTTATATTTGTCCATGTCGTCTTGCATTCCTTTTCCACGCGCATGGCGTCCACTTGTCCAGATGCCACCTTCGATCTCAAAGGCAAGCCGTGGTCGCCGCACTTCACGCTCTGCGAAGTCCAGTTTCCATCGGCGGTCATCGCAGACACGCACCTCGCGCCGCACGAAAACATCCAGTTCTGCCATGTGCTGCGGGAACAGCAAGACAGCATCACTAGGCTTGCGCTTGCTTGCCTTCTTTTCACCGCGAATGTCAGCCTTGACTCGCGCGATTATCTGCTCCACCTGTTCGCGGCTCACTTTCTCTCTCCAACTCCGGGCGCTCCTCGCTGCTTGCGCAATTCACTTCGCCGACGAACCAAAATCGTGAACAGGTGATTTGAAATGTTCCGCACCGCGTCTTCGTTTTGCGTGTACATGCGGAGAATCGTCGCAATCACTTCGCGCTCCGTCATCTCAGTTATCGGCGTTTCCAGGGCTAGGCTCATTGTTCCTCCGCGTAGGGCGCTCGCCGGGCCGCACCAAATTGAGTTTTATGCTCTGGGTGGTCTGCTTGCGAAAGGTTGCATTCGTCGCAACGGGACGAAAGGTTGGGTGCCCTGTCATCTCTGCCCTTCGAGCGTTTTATGATGTGGTGAGGATGTTTTCCCGCTGGCCTTCCGCACCGAATCTTGGTCACTATGGGTGGATTCAAGTCTATGGATTCCAGCGCCACTACCCGCTGGCACTTCCCGCCATCCCGCGCCAGCACCTCTTGCACTCTCGCCTTGTAATCTGCTCCCCGCAAAACTTCACGGCCATCTAGGTAAATGCGACTATCTTCGTCAACAATCGTTCCTGCCTTCTGTCGGCGCAATATTTCATCCCAGTCCACGCGCAAACTCGTATTTTGTTCCTTCGGCTTTGCGATGCGTCCCTGCTTGGGCTTGCGTGGGCGCTTGGGACAAATCTTGTGCGCCCATCCGGTGCGCATCTGTCGAACACGCTTTGCCATGAAATCGCGCTCCCAAATGCTGCTCTCGCATTTCGTGCAGAGCGGCCCCATTTTTCCCTTTCCTACCATCGAAATATCCTCCCCCGCACCGCGTCTAGGAATGCTTGCTGTTCGCGCGTCCATTGCGTGCGCGCCCATGCTTCGATCAATTGCCGCTTCTCGTAGGGATGCAAGTACGGAACTATGCCCTTTGCTATTTTTGCCTGCACCGCTCACTTCCTCCTTTGAACTACCGGGCCGGTTTTGCATCCTTCACGATTTGAAATAAGCCTTCTCCGTCTCGATAGCGCGATAGAATGTTCAGCGCCCGTTCGCAAGCGTTGTTCCAAGTGCGCTCTACTTCGTTCTTCGGAAACATGCAACGTCCAGCGCCAATCTCCGTCATCGCGCCTTCAATT